CTCCCGAGCTGGTCAAAGTTCGATTCGCATAAGGAGCGCATAGATGCTTGTTTTTGAAGATAAGATGCTCGAAGGCAACAGCGCCAATACCCGCGCCAGCCAGAGCCAATACAACGAGATGCTTTCCCAGCGTCGCGTGTTCACCAAGCAGAACCAACACTTTGTTGACCTGTACGGCAATCAACTGACCGCAGAGCAGCGCTCCGGCCTTGAGGCTAACGCTGGCAAGCCAGCTCTTGACTTCTGGCGTGAGACTGACCGTGTATCCATCCAAGTTAAGGATAACGACCAAGGCCGCGAGTTCCTGACTGACCTGATGGGTCTGGCAAAGCCGCTGTCTATCGGCAAGACTTCCAATGCCTACGCCAAAGGGACTGATGTGTCCAAGGACGTAGAACGCAGCATGGACTTCAAAACCCCGGTTGACTTCGACCACAACGAAAACGTGTACGATAGCGACCCGATCCCCTGCTTCACTGCTGGCTATGGCGTTAACTACCGCAAGGCGGTTGGCGGCCTGACCGAAGGCATCGACTTCGCCACTGACGCCCAAGCACTGAAAATGAAGTGGGTTCTGTCCAACATCGCTGACTACATGCTGACTGGTGACACCAGCATTAAAGTAGATGGCGCAACTGGTCAGGGCATCCGAAACCATCGCAACACCTATCAAGTCAACATGGGCTCCGGCACCGTTGGTGGTGTTGTTGGTGCCAACATCGACCTCACCACCGCAACCAATGACCAGATCGTTACCTTCTTCAACCAGTACGTTGCCGCAGCTCTGGACAACAACTTTGTTGACCGTATCGACGTGCTGTGGGTTTCTCCTGAGATTATGCGCGTTCTGGGTCGCCCGTATAGCAACGCAGCAGGCTTCAAGGAAGGCACCCTGAAGGATTATCTGATGACCTTCGGTCGCATTGCAGATATCCGTCGCACCTTCAAACTGACTGGCGGCCAGCAGATGTTCGGCTATGTCCGCAGCTCTGACTTCGTTCGCCCGCTGGTTGGTGCATCTGTGGCTGTAGTTCCGATGGTGCGTAACACCCCGTTCGACAACTACAACTTCATGATTTACGGCGCTATGGGCCTGCAAGTGCGAGCTGACATCAACGGCAAATCCGGTGTGTTCAACTTCTCTGTGGTCGCCTAACGGCTGATACAGTGTGTTATTATGAAGGGGCTTAGGCCCCTTTTGTTTTGGAGATTATTCAATGCCACGTTACAAACTAATTCAAGATTTCGGCGGAATGAAGGCTGGCGACGAGATTGTTACCGAGCAACTCAGTGACATGCTGAAGCCTGTTGCAGTTGAGATTGAAGGGGCGAAGCTCGAAGTTGCCACCCCTGATGCTGCCGCTGACAAGCCTAAACGCCAATACAATAAGCGCCAAGAGGCCGAGTAATGGCTACCATCACCCAGCAAGAAGCGGCGCAATTCATCACAAAGCTGGGTTTTGAGCCGCTGACTAAGATTGAGTTTGACGCATTTATCGAAGTTGCTGATGGCTATGATGCTGCATTCGCTGCCGCCGGTTACAGCGACGCAAAGATTCGCCAAATCAAGCTGTACCTTGTAGCTCTGCAATCAATCAATGGTGTCCGCCAAACTGCATCACAAAGCGTTGACGTCATGAGTAAGTCGTACAAGTACGGGACGCTTGAAGATACCTACGACTGGCTTTCGATTCGCCTGTCTGAGGCTGACCCTGACGGAATCGCTGATATTCCAGCTCAAGGTGGCGGTAGCGCATTCATGATGACAGTTGGAGGTTGTTATGAGTAACGGAGGAGAATACAAATATCAGTGCGACAAGGTATTGTTGAGCCGTGGAAATGGAGAGAGGGTATCGCGCTGCGATGTTTCTGCGTGGTGCGAACGCAAGCGCGACGAAGCCAAGGATGGCGAAACCGCTTACCACTATCACCAGCTAGCTGAAATGTGGAGGTCTCGCCTTGGCTCTTGATTTCATCGGCGCAGATTTCATGACGCTGAAATGCACGTACTGGCTCAAGACAGGTCACGACGATTGGACTGGTCAAGATACCTATTCCGCGCCAGTCGTTGCCAGATGCTGGTACAAAAAGGATTTTAAGCTGATCCGCAATGAGCGCGGGGAGGAGGTCGCTGCTAAAGCCATGTATCTGTCTGATGAGCTGACGCCAGTGACAAACGGGTCATGCATCGCGTTTGGTGAATCAACAGGGCTTGACCCGATTGCGGCTGGTGCATCCGTTGTAATTGGCGTTGGCCTGGTTCCTGCTGATGCGCTTGGTTCATCCGACCTGAACAAGGTTTATGTGTGATGGCTATCAAGAAGGCGAAATTTATCAACAACATGCCGAAGGTGATCGCAGAGATTGACCAGAAGGCGGGCAGGGCAGTTTATGCGGCAGCAACGGTGCTTGATGCGTATCAGGCGACAAACGTCCCTATTGATACATCGGCACTGGCAAACAACCGCTCTATCGAGCTGAAGCAGTCCGGCACAGTGGCGAGCGCAACTCTGAAGTTTCACCAGTCATATGCAGCAGCAGTCCATGCAAAGGTTGGCGTTAACTGGAAGCGGCCAGACGCCATTGACCAGTGGCTAGCCAAGTCAGCCGAGGAATCACGCGATGACATGCAGTCGGCAATCGCTGGAGTTATGAAGCTATGAAATACATCGACGACATTCGCGACTGGCTGATTGCAAATAACCTTGTTACTGGCTACAAGGTGCAGCCTTGCGAGTGGAAAGATTCAGCCATTACCACTGATAGGTTCATCGTGATTCAACCTGACGGCGGGCAGCCTGTTAATGGTGAATTCCGCTCTCCATTCGCCCGCCTGCTCATCATCGGACAAAAGGCCGAAGCGCACCAAGTCGCAAACGGCGTTGTTGACCGCGCAAATGGTATAATCAAAGCCATGCAGGATAGTTACAGCCAAGGCAATAACTTCCTGATGGTGCCAGTTAGTGACATTTCAATCACTGCACGAACTGAAGACGGCAGGCCATACTGCCAAATAAATTTACGAATATTGGCAAACAAAGAGGGTTAAAAATTGACCACCGCATATACTGGCCGTGACCGGCTACTTAGTTTTAGCGTGTGCAAGCCTAGTGATGGCGGTGAGGCTCTCGCCACCGTAAAGGCTCGTACTTTCCTTCACATTGGTGGCACTCGCGGGAAAACAAAAAATTCCCAGTGGGACACTGCCGATGTAACTTCGTCTGATAGTCCGCAATTCAACAAAGAGTACCTTGTAACATTCAAGGAAAACACCCTATCCGTTGACGGCATTTATTTGCTAGACGCATCAGCAAACATGGACGCACTTGAGGATGCCATTGTCTTCCCTGATGCAACAGATCAGGGCGGGCAGCCGTTTATGTGGCTTAAGTTCGAGCACCCCCAGCTTACCACTCGTTACTTGTTTGGCATGGTGACTAGTTTTGAGCGAGGCGAGCCGTATGATGGGGGCTCTACGTACAGTCTGGAGATGAATGTTATGAACGAACTTAAGGATACAGCTCCTTAAAAAAAAGGGGCTTCATGCCCCTTTGTTTTAGGCTCTTTTCATCTCAATGATATGCCTCATTGCAACCCTGCCACTCTCATTCCAGTACCATTGCTCTACCTGTTTGTCGCTGTGCTGCGATTTGCTAAGGCGATACTCCCCGTGCCCTGGCTGCTTCATATTGTTCTGGTTTGCCAGCCTACCAAGCATCGCGCTAGTGGTTTCAAACTCATCTGCAAGCTCAGTGGTTGTATAAAACTTCTCTTCTATGCGAGGTAGCGGAATTGCGTCCATGCCGATTACAGGGTTTAGAAGCGCAGCGGCAAACGCCTGATTAGCACGTTCTCCAAGGTTAGGGAATAGCTGACGGAAGCGCTCCACGTTTGCAAGTTGCATCTCTACAGCTTTGGCGTGACGCATGTCGTCTAGCGAGCGTCTGGCAGCTTTACTGCCTGACAGCTCCACAGCCTTATCAATCTCTCCACGTTTAAGCGCCTGCACAGCCTGATAGACCTGAACCTCATATGATGGATCAATCCATCCGGCGTATTTCATGGCAACAAGTTCTACGGCGTATGTGCCTTGGTTTTTACCGCCTTTGGACGCTTTTACCGATGTGCAATTTTGCACATCGCTCTCTAGTGCCGATATGAACGACTTAACGCTGTCGTTGCGCAAAAACTGACTTGGGGCGTGACTATCTGTAGCCTTACCAGCAGCAATGGCAAC